ATTAGCTTGCTGTATTGGTTCGTTATATGCTTGCTGTATTGGTTCGTTATATGCTTGCTGTATTGGTTCGTTATATTGCTGCTGTATTGGTTCGTTATATTGCTGCTGTATTGGTTCGTTATATTGCTGCTGTATTGGTTCTTTATATTGCTGAGCTTGCTGTATTGGTTCTTTATATTGCTGAGCTTGCTGTATTGGTTCTTTATATTGCTGAGTTTGCTGTTGTAGCGCCGAGTTAGCAGGTTGCGTTTGGTATTGTGCTGCGTAATTTGGTTGGCTATACGAATTAGTATTCGTAGATAAATAATTTGGTTGGTCAATAGTTATATAATTAGATTGCGGGGAGACGCCCGGACCACTCGACATCCGCCTGTCAAAAACTGTAATACTATGAATCTCAGGGAATAACCCCCGCATCGCAATAGCCGCCTGCCGATTGTCCATACCGGTAGGGTCTACACCATAGCTTCGCAGTATGGTCGCAGCCTCATTGGCCGTCATCTCGGCGTCACGGGGTTGCTGCAAACCCTCTCCCGTCGTTTGGTATATACCAATACGGCGCATGACGTCTCCGACATTCTCATTCGTAGTCGCTGCTGGCTGAGTTACGGCAGATAATGCCCCAGCCGAGTTGTTTTGATACGGAAAAAGGGCGCTTGTATTTTGAACAGCAGATGTATTTGAAACTACAGGATTAACGCTGCTTGAGTAAGTTTGAGCAAGTTGTGGAGTTGTTGTAAAATTTTTGTTCTGAGATGCATAGCCCGGTTGGTCGACGAAGTCACCCATAACTGTAATATGGGGAACATCAGGAAATAACTTTCGGATTGCGAGAGCCGCATCCCGACCTGTCATACCGGTAGGGTCTACACCATAGCTGCTTAATATGGTTGCAGCCTCATCAATTTCCATCTTGGCGTAATCGTCGGTCCGAGTACCATCTGCCAACTTTCGGTCTATACCAACACGCCACATGAGATGTCCGAGATCCTCCTTAGAATTCGTTACTGGCTGAGTTGCGGCAGACAGCGCGCCGGTCTGTTGCGTTACAGGGCTGGTAACTTGAGCGGAGGCAGGCTGAATTGATGAGCCGACCACTGTGGCCTGACCTAGAGCCCCGGTCGGATTAGTCGTTGTATTAGTAGTAGCTTGAGATAACGGTGAGGTGGTTGCCGCCAACCCACTCGTCACTCCTGATGTTGCAGGAGATGCTGTGACGGCCGAAAGTCCGCTCGTTGTCCCTGATATTTTGGTCATATCAACCTGTCGCTGGGTTTACAGTTCCGAGAAGGGCAGCAGCCCAGTCGTACCAGTTTTCATAGATCTCAGTATGAGGGATGGCTTCATTTGAAAACACATCAATCGCATTGATGCCATTACCCCAAGTCTTCCAGTCCGTTGTCGCAGTCGGAATCTCTAACTGCTGCGCCGCATACTGCTCACACATCAACGCAGCCCAAGACTCAAACGTATGATACCGTGGGTCATATACCAGCGCTGGCATCAGTACGGCCTCACGTCGCCGATAGTCGCATTCAGCAGCAATTTACCAAGCTGATAGTCACCGCCAACCACATTAGATCGGAATCGCAACCTCAACTCCCGTCTCTGCTCCCTCATGTCTACCTTCCCAGTATCAGGAGAGAAGACAAACTCCGCAGACTCAACGTCCCCGCCCTGAGCAAAGGGTCGCCCGGTCACAACAACCGTCATGTCGCCAGACTGAATAAAATCAGGCTCAACACGCTCCAACCTCAACCAACGATTCTCACCGACTGTAGAAACCTCAGGAGGACCACCAGTCACCCAACCTAAATCGTTAGTCTCAAAGTACGAATCAATTGCAAGAACGTTCTGACCCGCAACTGCGTCAGTACCAACTTCATGCTGCCACATTGAAATTTGATTCGCGGGAGTGCTAAACGTCAGAACCTGAGTCCCTGTTCCAGATGCGGCAACAGACAGCGTAATCGTCTGAGCGTAAATTACAGTAACCGGGATAGAGAATCCAGCACCAGATCCACCAAGATTGGTGTTTGATGCGCTAAGAGTGTTCCCAATAACGTACCCGGCACCGCGCAGAGTAATGGTCACAGACGTTACCGCGCCACCGCTGACAACAATTGTTGCCGTTGCATTGGCACCGCTTCCACCCGTCAAAGGAACATTATTATAAGTTCCGTCAACGTAGCCAGAACCTCCAGTCACAGACCCAAGGGTTTGAATCGCGCTTGACGTTACGGCACTGACCGTTGTCCCAGTAACAATGTTTGTGCCCCAAACAACCTGACCCACCTGAACTTGAATATTGAAGGTCGCCAAGTTGATGTACACACTACCGCTTGCCGTAGTCATCGACTGAGTAAACACGGTCGTCAAGTCCGTTGTTTCCCACCCGGCCATCACCGGATTCGCCAGAATCTGAGAAAAGTACCCTGCCGATCGACGCGCTCCAAGAGCTTCGCCAGCGTCATACCAAACATTTTCACGGGTGTTGTAGATGATTGCATCAGTGCATTCGGTGGCGTTTCCTCTAGGATAAAACCACCAGATTTCACCGAACCTAGGAACTTTTGTTACCCATACTTTCTGACGTTGACTGTAGTTTAAGTTGTCAAAAAAGTAGTTTTGATTGAAGTTGTTCGGAATCTCTTTGACCGTACCGTTGTACAACAGAAAGCGGTCAACTCCACACCAATAGTAAACGCCGTCGTACTCAATCGCCGACTGGCTCGATAAGATGGACGATTGACTACTAATGATGTCGTACCGCCAGTATTGCGGGGGGTTCCCTGAACCACCAATGTAAGAAACTCGAATTAGGCTATCTAAGCTCCAGAACAACCCAGAAGGCGCGTTTGATCCGCCCCGCACTGGTAGCCCTTGGATAATCTTTCCGGTCGCCACATTGACTTCATTAGCGTCCGTAGAAACCCAATCCTGCGCATTGCCTGCCGCGCAATTCTTGATCAACCCGTTGTTGCCGTAAACAAAGACGTAAGGGTGCAACGTGACAACTCCGCCTGAGACAGACACGTTGTTATTGAACGTCAACGTTGAATTACCGCTGGTTGTTGCCGCAGCCGACAACGTCACCTTTTGGTAGTTTCCGATCGTAAACACCAACCCGGTTGTTGTCCCCGCCGTAGTCACAATCGCGCCACCCCCAGACGTAGCCGACAGAGTGAACGTAGTCGAGTAGTTGGTGGCAATGATGTAGTACGTCACGCCAGAAGTAACGCCCGTAGCCGTTCCCGTGTTCGTTCCACTAACGGTCACGCTTTGACCAATGAACAAACCGGATGTCGAAGTACAAGAACACTGACCTGCCGTTCCCGTAACGGAAACATTGCCTAGCACACCATTAGCTAATACTGAGGAAACAACAGTAGTCCCAGAGGGAATTCCCGTGCCAGTGACTGTTTGCCCAGCTCCAACCAGAACGTTGGTCGTTGGGATTGTGATTTCGGTTGTACTATTTAGATAGACGTTGGCATCTGTAAATCTCCCAATTTGGGAGAGAGTCGTACCATTAATATCGCCAATCAGCACCGGCGTATTGGTAATCGCATCAGTCTGTGCAAGATTCTGTCCGGGGTGAGCCAAGATTGACGCAACCCCAGATCCACTAACATCAAAGAAACCATCAAACTGCCACAGATTGAGATTACTGGCAGTAAAGTTGCTCAGGGTGTAGTTCGTTATCCCGGCTCCAACTCCGTTGTTGTCAACCGAAAGCGACTGCAAGCCGTTGTTGTACCCACTGAAAATCTGGTTGAAACCGTTGTTTGGATTAACCCAGACCCCACGAGATGGCCCAGTCAGTTGATCAGAAATGGCCGCATATCCACCAACTTTTCTTGGCCGGCCGCGTTGGAAACGAACCCACCTGCCATCGTTGTAAGACATTCGGTCAAAAACCGTCCCATCCCTCTGGATACCGGGCTTAGTGTCTAATTGAAAAACCTTGGCGGTCATTAAAAAGTACCGCTTTGTATACCATTAACGTCAAGCCAAAACTTTTGCGTACCCAGAATTGAAATTCCAAATACACCAGATGACGGCCTAAACACTCCAGTGGTACTTTCCGAGGAAAAACCCAAGGAAGGCGCTCCAGCCGATCCGTTAGCCAACGCAAGAGTGGTAGCCCCAGCGGCAATCGTTGATGCGTTGTAGAGGTTTACAGAGTCGCACAGAAGGATTACTTGCTGGCCTGCAGGAACCACCGCAGTTGCACCACCAGCTACCCCAGTTTGGAACGTAATCGTGTACGCCCCAGTCGTCTGATTGGTGATGTAATAAACCTGAATGGTCTGTGGCAGATTTACTACTACGTTGCCCGTTAGCGTACCAGTGTACTTTTGAACAACATTTGCCGCCTCGGAAGACGTAAGTGTGTACGGAGAACCAGCTAAGGTCACCGCCTTGGTAAGTTGCGTAAAGTTGAACTGCGTGCTCTTGCCAAGGCCAACCGAATAGAACGCCGTCCCCGAACTCGAAATCAAGCAAGAGTCAGCCGGCTGCAGATCAAGCGAAGCCGATCCATTAATCAAATTTCCGCCACTCGGCGTTACAGCAAGGGTTCCGGTGCCGCCGTTACGGACCAAAAAGAACCAATTGTCCCCAAGCGTTGACGCTGAGGTCAAAGTAAGCGTACCTGCACCGCCCGTCCAAACGTAAGTATTAGCCCGATCGGATGCCACCGCTGTGTAGTTTGACGAAAACGTCGTTACCGGCTGGGACTGGTTAAGCGTGTTGCCAATCGCCGTCAGACCGTATCCAGCAAGAGTCGCAGCATTGGAGTTGGTTGTCGTCGCACCGAACGCTATGACGCCCCACGTCCCCGTTGTCGTGGCGTTAGACGTGACAAAAATGTACTGCGCACTTCCGCCCGTCGAAGGAATAGAAACGATCGTGCTGGCCCCGCCAAAGGACTTGACCGTCAGCGTCACCCCGCCGGTGTTGTAGATCAGAGCGTCTTGGCCAACCGACGCTTGATTGGCCGGTGGCATCCACAATTCATACGCCGTGCTGGTCGTGCTGACCTGCATCACCCTCGCGGCAACATAGTCCGTGTCGTTACCGTTCAGTGGCCACTCAAGTTGAATGGTTCCGGTGGTAGACGTTAAAGCATAGGACGCATAAGAAACGTCCGTTGGCTGAATAACGTTACCCGTAAATGGGCTGTTGTAACTCATGAGTCTTTCACCACGGTTTGACGGTCACCGACCCGCGTCAGATCTTCCTGCTTAAGTAATGCAATCGACTTGTCGTACATCGACTGCCACACCGGTATTCTTTCATCGTTCTTCAGGAACGGCATGGCTTGCAGGAGGCTTCCATAAAGCAAAGCCTGAGGAGCGTACTGAGTAAACCAATTAGACTGATTGGCCGAATCTAACGGCTGATTGCGCTCGTAGTACAGCACCTGAAACGAATAGTTGGTTGCCGGAGTCGGAGCAACCAACCAATGAGTGTAGTCGTAATCACAGTAGAACGCAGGTACCCCGGTCTGCGTATCATCAGGCCAATACTCCCGCAAATACTCGTACTTGCGCAGAAACACCGGGAACCGCTCGCCAGACAGAGTAACGTTGAACGATACCGTCTTCCTCCACCGTGCCGGCTTGTCCAACACAGGATCACTTGCGGTCATGGTGCCATCTGCGACCGTTAGGTTCCCAAGGAACTTGATCTCAGACGCAATAACCTGCTCCGCAAACATAATGAACTGCGGGATCTTGTCTAACGTCGCCTGATCATTGCGCTCAAGGTAAGTCGAGATGTCATCCACAAGAGACGAATACGTCATTACTGCCGCGACGGTCATTTTGCTGCCACCCCTTTGGATTTCTCAAAAGACCTCATTCCGCCAAAACCAAGCAACCCAGCAAGAAGAGTCATGAGTTGCTCAACATCCAGATCAGGCGGCGGATGCAGTTCCTTTGGAATTATATCGACTCCCTGCCCGAAAGCCCAGAGCCATTGCATTAAGGGATAGCCAAGGAATTGGTAAGAGAGGCCAAGAACCCCAACCCAGCCCACAGCAGGACGCCAGCCAGAGACAAATACGCTAGAACTCGCCGCTTCAATCTTATTGACCTCAACCTGTGCAAGATCAGTGGCTTGGTCAATCCTCCTCTCTTCCAAGTCCAGCTTGCGGTCTTCCAACGCCATTTGAAGGCGTTCCCGATCCGTCGTGATGAGGTCACCCGCGACCTTGCCCACGCCCTCAATGATGCTCCCGATTCCGATGAGATCCATTACTTGAGTCCTTCAAGGGAGCGCCGCACCCAGCCAAGGAGAAATTTGGACTGGTCCCGATTCTTCATGCAAATGTCTACATACCGCTGAATCTTGGCCAAAGCGTAGGCAGGAAGAAACTTCTCCGTAGTACAGATGTTTAACCGTTCGATGGTTTTTGGTCCGATTGCGCCATCTGGAGTGACTCCGACGATGAGTTGGGCGAGCTTGATGGCAACTCCGGTTCCGGTGTTGACGCCAAAATTGAAGATTGTCTCGGCAATAGCTTGGTTCGTAAGCTCATCACCTCGGACACGATCCCAGAAATTAAGTTTGTAAAACTCACGAACCAAAGGAGTAGCCGATCCGAAATCCTTGCGATCA